AGTGGGTGCTCATACAGCTTCGCAGGACTCACGTACGTCGGGATCGTTAAGCCCGTAGGTCCACTTGTCTTCTGGACCCCGTTGACGTTTACACACTAGTCTAGAGTTTTGAAGTCTTACGGCTCTTAGCCGTTACAACACTCTTCATGCTAGAGTTGTCACTGTGAGCTTTTGGGACCCACTGAGTAGACGTACTAGCACTTGCGCTTTGTTGTTGTCTTGCGACATAAGCGTATCCTTTAGGAGCTTTTCCTGTTGTAACAAGCTGAAAGCGTGGACTGGGTAAAAGAGCTTGTGCAAGACATGTTGATGTTGGCACAGACTTGAGGAGAATGGATATATCTGCCCCTGCCAAGCATTGGCGATAAAGGGAGTAATCTTTCATTCCTAAGCGCTCAGCGAGAACCTCAAAACACCACTCATCATAAGAGCGGGCATTGGTTTCTGCACTACGGACTACATTATTATGGAAACTTAAGCGTTGCTCGTAATCCTTGCGCATGTCCTTATTCAAAGTTATCAAGTCCTTATAAGCCAACTGTTTGCCATAGTAAAGTGCACGCATCTCTGTGCTGTGTTTTGGTCCAAAACATTGGAAATGCAACTCATCAGGGTTGATGAACTTCATATCTTTCTGAAAAGGTGGTCGAAATTTAACCCAATATGTGTTGCGCCAAAACATTTGCATGATCAAGTTCATTAATTGCGTGTCTTCAATGATTTCAGCATCAGTCGGATTCCGTGATTTAGCTGTTCTGAAATCAAACAGTACTAAATCCGTACTCCCGGCTTTGAACACCTCAGTGAACTTGGTGCCGTCACCATCAAATACTAGGCAGCCCTTCAAATGTACCTGTCCTGGTTTCATCTGTCTCGGATCGATTGGATCAACTGTTATTAATGGTAAGTCCAAGGCATTAGCTAGCCATAGTCCAGCATTATTCTCACCAGAGCCAATCGAAATGATTCTATCAAACTCATATGATTGCGATTTTACCTGCATATAGAGGACCATCGCGCCATACATGAGTTTGAGTTGTCCATTATGGTGTGCCAGGTTCTTCCGGTTAGGTCGGTAGGTAAGACGTCCAGGGGGTGGATTGTAGAGTTCTCTGACTTTCCACCTAGCGTACTGTCCGTTAACCAACCAATCTGATAGTTCGGTACTCTCAACAACATCCCCATCCATAGTGTAGACACCACCTCTTTTCTCAATGAGATCCATCAAACAGCCACGAATCATAGCATCTTGGTGTAATGGTAGTTTTAATGTATCACAAGATGGTTTCGTGATTGTTGTCTCTAGAGTCACGGTTGTGTCAGCTGGTAGGAAGTCATCCCCTACTTGAGCATCCCGATGTGTCTTTTGCTCCGGAAAATTCAAAGGTATCATTTTGAAGTCTTTAACATGTTTACACTTCCTCAATTCCTCTTCTATCTTTAAGACATCACACACATCAATACCCAATGCATCTGCTACAGCATCCAACGCATCTTCCTCATCGAAAATCTGGGGATACCCCTCCCCTCCGTTCAAGTAGGTGCAGCGAGCTGCGTATGAATATTCATCATCGCAGTTGCCTTCCTTGAGTTTCTTAACGACTTTGTCGAGATAGGTTTTATCAGCAGAACGCTGATAAAGAGCAGCTACCTCCCTGACTATAGGTGTCTTAGAATCTGTCGTTATAAGAGATATAGCTTTACGGGCGTACATCTCTTTAAGATCATCGATGGGTCTGCATGTGAAATGCACTTTTGAAAGACAGCGTGCAACGTCGGTAATGCTTGAACCACTAATAACAGGGTTTAGGTATGTGCGTGCTAGGAATGTTAAAGGATCCTCTGGATTCTCTGCGAGTATCTTTAGTGCACAGTTGAAGTCAGTCGCAACTTCTTCCAACACCTTAGGATCAATTCCTATCATAATCCCATCATCACCACCATGCAAACCCATGAACTCCATTGCTTGTTCATGTGTGCAGTTTGGTGGGATAATTATTT